GAAAATAACTGTAACGGAGCATCAACTACCACGTCTTGATATAGTGTATATTCTTTAGTTGAAAATAACTGTAACGGAACATCGACGATGCCATCGTTGATGTACTGATAACTTGGCGTGACTCCAGTGAAAGGCAAGCTAGGTGGCACGAAATCAGCAACATACCTAGCTACTCCTTTAGTTACTCTAAAATCATCTAGATATCCCCTAGAGTAAAAGATTTGAGCTGGCTCATTGCCACACACGAGGGCAGCTCCACCAGACGTCATACTTGCCGTTATTGCTGCTGAGTGAACCCTAACTCCATTACGGTACATGTGTACGTTGGAGCCGACCTTAGTGATTGCTACATGAAACCAAGTTGAGTCTATTGCTGGCAAGAGTGGTGAGCCAATATCCTGCAAAGAGGAAACCCCATTACCCGATCCAAGAATTATCCCAATATACGTAGTGGTGATAACTGGCCGCCATTGCGGGTAAGAAACATTGCCACGCCCATCCTTATCCAGTAAGATTCCATCAGTGCCTGCTATGTTAAACCACCCTTCTATAGTCCAAGCAGCAGCGTCAAACAAATCTAAACTGGCATGATGCGGAATAGAAAAAGTACAGTTGGTGGTGCCATCAAAGTAAATTGAAGCCCCTCCAAATTTGCTCTGATCGGTACTAATATAGGCTCCGGATTGCGCAGTAGGTGTATGTCCTAGTTTACTTGAATCTACTAATGAAGATGACAAGTTTACGCCATCACCATGCAATAGTAAAGAAACTGAATCGAAATAGGGGTCTTGTGTTACTATTACCTCATCTGAAAATGCGTACACCGCAGGCGTAAAGTTTGCCTGGTACCTAGCTACACCCTTAGTGATACGTACTTCGTCTAAGTATCCATTAAAGTATTCATTAGTGATATTACCATCTTTATTAAATTCCCAAGCACCTAGTTGTAATGGTTGAACACTTGAGGTAGGGATGGTTAGGGCACTTACACTCCCCGAAGCAATACCATTTACAAATACTGTACCAGTTGCACCATTGCGCACCATCGCAATATGTGTCCATACGCTAGAGACTAAGCAACCAGGCACGTCAATATACTGCTCATTGGCACTGGACTCAGCATAGAAGTAAAACCGCATGAATGTACCTAACCAACGAATGCTAACCGCTAACCCTGACCATAAATTAGTAATGGTTGCGTAGAGCCCACGATGGACAAGACCAAAATGACCAGTAATTGACCCGCTGGGCATTACCCAGAATTCAATTGTATAAGTGTCACCAAGATCAAAGTCGGTCGAGGGTGGAATCGTTATTTTTCCTGTTCCGTCAAATCCTATTGAGGACCCCCCAATCTTAGATTGATTAGTACGTAGAGAGGTAGTTGAAGATGCTGTACATATTTTTGCGGATAGGCTGCTATCAACTATAGACGTCGAGAGGTGAGGCCCAGTCCCGTGAAGCAGTAGTACTACTTGGGAAAAATAGGGGTCTACGTATGCAGCAGGTGTGACGACTGGTGATCGTGACGCCAAAATTCCAATGAGTGCTCCCAACATACTACACTCCCCATTCAAAAGAAATAGATTTATTGGCTAATTGTAATGGGCAATGCCTGAAACAACACTTCAGCAAAATAGTATTTTCACTATACCCTCCTGCTTCGATACTTAGAGGCGGGTGCTGAGTTTGCACGAAAAGGTAATTTACTGAGGGGTGAAATAAAGTTGTCATGACATTATTTATTATACCGCCAAATTACCTTCTAGATCCCAACTATCCTGGGATACTTTAGTTAAGGCAGCTTTGCCATGCTGTTTACTAATAATTAAAGAATTAGTAGTATTAATTGTTACACCTGAGTCAGCAATAAAGGTAGTGGTCCCAACCTTACTATTACTAATCAGTATTACCCCACCCACTGGCATTGGCCCTGGAGTTATAGGGGAAAAATTGTTATCACTATAGACTTGGCTGCCCGTCCAAAATGCATCAGATTTAACGGTAATAGTGGTATCACTATCAGTGTCAAAGCGTATGAGTTGATTATGGTGAAGTGCCGACCCAACATCAACGTTTACTGTTCCTGCAGCAGGAGTGACTATATCTAGCGGTTTGGGTTTAACAATAAGAGTAGGTGTTGCCCCTGCTGGTCCCACTGGACCTTCTGGTCCTGTTGCCCCTGCTGGTCCCACTGGACCTTCTGGTCCTGTTGCCCCTGCTGGTCCCACTGGACCTTCTGGTCCTGCTGGTCCCTCTATGCCATTAGAACCTATAGGCCCCGCCGGGCCAGAAGGTCCTTGTGGACCTTGAATACCTTGAGGACCTTGCGGGCCTTCTGGCCCGGCTAGTCCCACTGGTCCGGCTGGCCCTGCTGGTCCGGCTGGCCCTGCTGGTCCCACTGGTCCTGCTGGTCCTGCTGGTCCCTCTATGCCATTAGAACCTATAGGCCCCGCCGGGCCAGAAGGTCCTTGTGGACCTTGAATACCTTGAGGACCTTGCGGGCCTTCTGGTCCTGCTGGTCCGGCTGGACCCACTGGACCTTCTGGTCCTGTTGCCCCTGCTGGTCCTGTTGCCCCTGCTGGCCCTGGCACTCCTGGGTTGCCAGATGAATATATTACTTGTTCTATTGTGCCAGCCTGGGTATCTCTAGGTTTTTTATTGACGACGTTGCTATCTCTGGGATAGCTCGCAGGTAATTCAACCCCATCGTTTGGGTCTAATTGCGCAGTAATTAAATTCGCAAATCCGTCATTTTTACTAAACATATTTGCCATGCATGCTTATTTCCTATACTAATTTTATTTATCTTGATCTGTGGAATTGCTTTGCCATTGGTGTATCAAAAGGCACACCACGTTGAAATCGCGAATGAAGTATCAAAAACATAAATTAAAAACCATGCCTTTTTATACAGTAGATAGCGCAAAATGGGTGATTATGCTAGAAAATGGGCATGACCGCGTGTGGGACTGTGGTAATACTGTATTGTCATGGAAAAAAAACAGTAAAATCAGCGTGATTTCACTTGACTTCATCTTGGTTATAGCATATAATACTCGCATCAGTAAACAATTTAACCAGGAGTTTTTACATGGCCTCTGCTAGTACCACCACAGTCAGTCAAAATCGTACCGTCACTATTCAAGAAGCGCGGACTGCGATCTCCCGTTGCTTTGCCAAGAAGCGCCCAGTGTTCTTGTGGGGCCCTCCTGGCGTTGGTAAATCAGAGCTGGTGGCTGAAATCGCCAACCAACTTGATGGTGTGACCGTTGACTTGCGCATGGCAACGATGGAACCCACTGACCTGCGTGGCATCCCATTTTACAATCGTGACAGTGGCAAGATGGAGTGGGCACCGCCGGTTGAGTTGCCCAGCGAAGAATTTGCCGCACAGTACAAGACTGTGGTGCTATTTTTGGATGAAATGAATTCTGCCGCCCCGGCAGTCCAAGCCGCAGCGTATCAGCTCGTACTGAATCGCCGTGTTGGCACTTATACTTTGCCCGACAATGTCGTGATTGTTGCTGCTGGCAACCGTGAAAGCGACAAGGGTGTGACGTTCCGTATGCCCGCTCCGTTGGCTAACCGTTTTGTCCACCTTGAGTTGCGTGTCGACTTTGACTCGTGGCTGAGCTGGGCTGTCAACAACCGCATCAATAAGGACGTGGTTGGTTGGTTGACGTTCAGTAAGTCAAGCCTGTTCGACTTTGACCCGCGTAGCCCGTCGCGTTCGTTCGCTACCCCGCGCTCGTGGACCTTTGTGTCCGAGTTGCTCGACGATGACGAAAACGAACGCTCACTGACTGACTTGGTGGCTGGTAGCGTTGGTGACGGTCAAGCTATCAAGTTCATGGCTCACCGCAAGGTTGCAAGTCAGTTGCCCGACCCGATTAACATCTTGAACGGCAAGGAAACTGAGCTGAAGATCAAGGAAATCAGCGCCATGTACTCGCTTGTGACGTCCATGTGCTATGAGTTGCAAGACGCACAGAAGAAGCTTGCTGCTGACAAGACTGGCAAGTGGCATGAAATGTCAGACAACTTCTTCAAGTTCATGATGGATAATTTCACCACTGAGATTGTTGTGATGGGTGCTCGCACTGCGCTGACCCAGTTCAACTTGCCCTTTGTGCCCGGCAAGCTGAAGCATTTCGCTGATTTTCATAAGCGGTTCGGAAAATACATTATTGCCGCATCGAACAGTTAAATAACGCGGAGTAATAAGGGAAGGGCATTCATTGCCCTTTTCTTATTTAAAATGACTTGACTTCATAGTTATTCAGTGTTATAATTGACGCATACAGTAAGGAATTTGACATGGCCACTTCATCCACAGCTACCGACATTATCAAAAAAATCAAGGGAAAGGCGCTCCCGCCTACTGACCCTGAAATTGATCGTCGTGCCCAAGAAAAATTGATCACTGCCCGTGTCGGGCTATTGTTGAAGGCTCCGTTTTTTGGCAGCCTTGCAACCAGATTGATCTTGAAGAATGCTGACGATTGGCTCCCAACTATTGCAACTGATGGCCGGTACTTCTACTACAATTCTCGCTTCGTTGACACGATGCCCATTCGCCAACTTGAGTTTGGGTTTGGCCATGAGGTGTTGCATAACGTATATGAGCACATGGAACGTGTCGGTGATCGAGACAAACAGTTGTATAATATTGCCGCTGACTACGTCGTCAATTTGGACTTGATTGACCAAAAGATTGGCGAGCGTATCACTGTAGTAGAGATCTTGGTTGACGAAAAATATCGCGGCATGTCAGCTGAAGAAGTGTACGACGATCTGTATAAAAATGCTAAAAAAATGGGCATTGACGAAATGCTCGACAAGTTGCTCGACGAGCACTTGGGTGATGATGAAGATGGTGAATACGACGGCGACGGCGACGGTGATGGTAATGGCAAGGGTAAGGGCCGTCCTAAACTCACTGAAGAAGAACGCAAGGCAATTCGCGATGAGATCAAGGAAGCGATGCTGAGTGCTGCACAATCATGCGGTGCTGGTAACTTGCCGGCTGGTGTCAAACGTATCCTCGACAGTATGACTGACCCGAAGATGAACTGGCGCGAACTGTTGCAACAACAGATTGAAAGTACCGTCAAGGCTGACTATACTTTTATGCGCCCGTCACGTCGCAGCTGGCACATGGATGCTATTTTGCCTGGCCAAAATAACGCAGACATGATTGACATTTGCATTGCAGTTGACCTGTCAGGCTCCATCAGCGATGTACAGTGCAAGGATTTTTTCAGCGAAATCCACGGCATTATGCAGATGTATGATGCCTTCAAGATCACAGTCTTTACCTTCGATACTGAAGTGTACAATCCAGCCACGTTCACCCAAGACAACGCCGGCGAGTTGTTGGATTACGTACCACAAGGTGGTGGGGGTACCGACTTTATGGCATGTTGGGAATATATGAAAGAAAACGACATCACTCCGAAGAAATTCATCATGTTCACTGACGGATATCCGGCCGGTAGTTGGGGTGATGAAAATTATTGTGATACCGTGTTTATCATCCATGGGTCAACTACTATTGAGCCCCCCTTCGGCACTTTCGCGTATTACGATAGAGCCTAACTAATAGTTACATAAGAATAAGCATGTTTATTTCCTGGTACCCACCCAAGACCAATCAAGTGCGGTACCAATTCCTTTTTAACTCTACTTTTCTGTTGTGTAACATGGTTTATAACAAAGGTAGTACCATACTGTGAATTACCTGAACCTTTATGTGTATCGGATATCCGCTTGCATGCTGATTCAGGTTGTTTCCACCCTTTTCTTTTTTGAAGTTCCTCGGCAGAATAACGAGAACCTACACTTGTATGCACGATTTCGCCAGTTGCCCAGCGTAGATCTGAGGGTATGACCTTCCCTAATTTTTGGCCAGTTACAGCATCCTTGGCCGGTGCCCATTTTAACTTGTTTGGTTTGTCTACTAATACTTTTGACAATGGTGCGCCATCTAACCCATTTTCTAAAATCAAATTTGCCCAAACCTTTTTCCCAGTTGAATCTTTCAAATTGACAATATTATGTGACCGAGAAAAAGCTAACGCGTCGTCAACTAACTCTTCTTTAGTGATGTATAAATGATACCAAAGAGTAGTAATATCCTTACCGTGCTGTGCAAGATGTGCTTTCCAGTATTTTCCAGAACCGCAATACCTAATCATCACGGAATAAGGTTTAGTAGTCTTTCCGAAATACTTCAGGCCAGTTTGATTATGTTGTTTTATGTAGAGCCAGGTAGGCTTAAATATAGACATAGCTGATACTCCTTCAATGAGTGTTAGAGTAGTTGGGCCTGCCAGCCGCGAACTACACCTTTATTTATCCTTTTTGAATAATTCTTCAATTTTTTTCTGTGCAGTTGATTTCTTCTGTTTTTTCGGAACCGGTGAAGATTGACCAACTAATGACTCTTTTACAGGTTGACTAAATTCTTTAAATCGCATATAATTATTTATAGTTATATTACAGATACATCAACATTATGATCAAAAATAAGGATCACGATGATCAGTATTCAATTACTTGAGGAAAATGATCACATCAACGCCAACGATTGGTGCCGCCCGTTGGCGTTGATGTCAACGGGCAATGGGTATGGCGACGGGTACTCGTTTTCATCACCGTTCACTAAAACCCCGCTGAATAATTTGAAGTGGGTGAGGGTGAAGCACGTTCTTGGACCATACTGGTACGGTAAAACTGTCAAACAGTTCAATGGCGATGGCTACTCAACGGCATGGGCGCACGTTGAGACCAGAATGGAATTTATGCGTGGCAATCTTCCATCTGAGCATCAGCTCGATATGGATAGTTATGACTCAGTAGCAGATCTAATGAAATGACGCGAATCAACCTCGTCCCAGTTACTGAACTATGCGACCAACACTTGCTGGCTGAGCACCGTGAACTGAAAAGAATCCCCAACTGTTTGCTAAAGGGGATTCTTTCACGGTCATACCCTAACATACCAAAAAAATATGTTCTGGGCGCCGGGCATGTTAAATTCTTTGTTGACAAGTTAGGCTGGCTTTGGAAGAGATATAATGAGCTGCATGCCGAGTGTTTAGCTCGTGGGTTTAACGTGTCATACCAGTTCAGAAATATGGAACTCGAGTATCACGGATTTGAACTTGCTGACTGGACTCCGACTGAAGACGACATCGCCGTGAACAGACAAAGAATTCAAGAAAAAATGCCCAAAACACCGAGATTTACCAATTATGCTTAAAGAAATGCCACCGACCGCCAATCCACTTGCAGTGTATGGCAAGCGTGAGTTAAAGTATTGCCCACCTCATTTTTCGAGAATGGAATTTGCGCTCAACGTGTACCAGCCAAAAATCATTTTTGATTGGATACACGAAAACACTGAGAGCAGGTTTTATTTCAATCCAAGCAACACCAAAAAGGTAGTCATTGCGTTTGAAAATCACGGCGAGTTATCATATTTCGCACTTATGCTGCCTACGTTTAATGTTACCCCAATGTACTGACAAAAAATTTTAGCCCCCTGAATGCTCGATAAATAAAGTAGCATATTACAATAATATAGGAGTATAATATGACCACAGAACAAACCA